ACTATAAGTACCTGTTTTTGAAACACCTTCTCCATGTGGTGTAAAATCAAAACTTGCTTGATCATTTTCTCTACTTTCTAAAAATGCTTCAATAACATCTGCATCTTCTTCTGATTCATTAAATTCCAAATTATAAATTTTAGGGCTTTGATGACTAGCTAAACCAAATAAAACTCTGTGTTCATAGCCATCTGCAAAACGCACTAACCTTTTAACAGGATTAGATTGTTTATTGAAACTTGTATAAGTGGGTGTAAATGATGGAAATGTAGCCATTATGCAAGTAAACCTCCGGGTCTTTTTTCTTGAATTAATTGTGCTTGTATAGCAGTAGAAAGAACTAAACCAAGTTCTCTACTTTGTCTTTCATCACCTTCTACATTTGAACCTGACGCATCTACATTAACAACTATATTATTAGTTACCCCACCACCCAAAGAATGATTTGGAATTATTGTGCCAGCAGTTGATGGTACAAATAATTCTGGTCCTTTTTCACCTACTATTGATGCCCTGCCAACAGGTGGTCTACCACCTTTAGCAAATCCGGGCAAAGATGCAAACGGACCACCAAAAATTGCACCTAAAGCTGTATTGATACCAAGTCTTAATAATTGTGATGCAATATCATTTAAAATTCCTTTAGCTGCTTCACCAAGAGATTTTGCGTGTAAAATTGCACCAACTAACGCATCTGAAACACCTGTAGCAATACTATCTCCAATTTGTTCAAATGCAGTTTTTACTCCTTTTGTGCTGTCAACTATCGCATCCGTTTTATTTTTTGTTTCTACCAAGATATTATTTATTTCCTTATTTTTTTGTGCTGTAGCTACCAGTGCATTTGTCTTTTCTTCATTTGCTTCAAATTCTTTATTTCGTAAAAGTTCTCTTTCGATATTTTGTTTTTTTAAAATTTCAAGTTGTTCTTTAAAAAATTTATTTTCTTCTTTACTTGCAAAAATACTTGCACCCCTAAATTTTTCATTGCCAAATTTTTGTTGTGTTAGTTTAATTGCATCTTCTCTCGCTTTATTTTCAGCACCTAAAACTCCACCAAGTCCTATTTTTCCTATATTCTGAAATCTTTTAAATACATTATCGATAGCCTGTACTGCCTTTGTTGTTGTATCTAAAACAAATTTTATTGTTGGTCCTAAAATTTCACCAACAGTTCTTGCAAGAGTTTGAACTGAATCTATCAAAGTAGATAATTTACCATTTAATGTTGTTGCCTGTTTTGTTGCACCACCAAAAAATGCTCCACCCTCGCTTGTAAGATTTATTAATGCTTGATTTACAAGATCAGCACCAATTTTACCTTTTCGCATTGCCGATTCAAACTCCTCACCTTGTAAACCTGTAATTTTTTTAAGTTCAGTTGTTATATCTACTCCTCTTTCTAATAACTGTAGTTCCTCCTCTCTTTGTAATTTACCCTTGGCTCTTATTTGACCAAACGCAAGTGCAATACCTTGTAAATCTGCACCTGTTGCACCAGCAACATTAGCTAGTCTTTTTGTTGTATCAACTAATTCATCTGTTTCAAAACCAAATGCTTTTAGCCTTTTGGTTTGTTCTATTAATTCACTACTTGTAAAAGGTGTAACAGCACCAAAGGCTTGTATTTCTTTAATAATTTCATTTGTTTTAGAAAGACTGCCTGTTAAAACCTCTAAACTTTTTCTTTGCGTTTCTAATTCAGCAGTTTGTACAAATATAAATCTTGCAGCTGCTATTGCTGCTAATGCTTTTAATAAAGGTGCAATTGATCTAGTAAATGTTCGAACTCCACCAGCAGCAGATGTTGCTGCCCTACCATTATTTCTAAAAGATCGACTTGATTTATCTAATCTATTTTTTAATTTATTTGTATTATTAGCAAGTGTTTTTGTTATTCTGTCTGTTTGCTGCAAAGGTCTGATAGCACTTTGAGCATCAACTATTAACCTAACTGTCGATTGTGCCACAAACTAACATAACTTTCTTATATGTTACCTCATTTTGGCTTTTTGACGATTTAATTCTTGTTTTTCTCTTTCATTTTTAACTTCATAATATGCTGCCCAAAATATTAACTCTTCATCAGTTATAGATTTTCGTAATTCTTGTAATGTTTTTCCTAATTCAGTTGCGAGAAATAACTCAAAATTTAACCAGTTATCTCTCTTTATTCGTTTTTTGCTTGGTCGACATTTAGCTGAATATCCATCATAAATAATTCCATATCATTTAAAACAGTTTCAGGCAAAAATCTTTTAAGGTTTTCTGCATCAGCAGAAGCAAATGCTTTTGTGCCATCTTCATTCTCTGCAAGTTGGCAAAGAAGTCTTGTTGATACAGCTAACCCCTCATCAGTACCAGCATAAGCTTGTGCTTGTAATCTATCAAATCTAGTAAGTGGTCTAAAATATATATCTTTTAAAGGAGAGCCATCAGGCTTTTTTAATTCAAATTTTCTTCTGTTGTTCATTACATCAGCGAAAGCTTCTGTAATTAGATCTACGTTTCTTTTTGCGGGCATAGAATAATAATTGTATTACCCTAATATACTACACAGCAGAGGTAATGGTACCTGTCATTGTAAATGTTATTGCGATCTCCTCAATTTCACCTAATGTTGCGGAATGATCTGCATTTGTAATTATACAAGAACCACTAATTTTCTTTGCAGACTCATTAGAATCAGGGAAAAGTTCAATTAAAGCATCACCAGCATCACCTGTTACAAGAACATCATCAATAAAGGCTTGATAATCTGAGTTGCCAGAAGCATTATATAAAACTGTTGCTCCACCTTCTCCAGAAATTAAACCACCAACAAAACTTTTAAATGTATCACCCATTTTTGTTGTTTCTTGGATGTCTTTTGTTATAGATAAATTCCAAGCTCTTAAATCGCTTACATCAGCTTCAGTTCCACCAGCATTGTGGAACATCAATTTACCTACATCACCTTTGGTAGCCATGACAAAAAAAAGTATTTATTTTATATTAACCTTTTTTCGAACTTTTCACATCTTTTTTTGAATTTTGTTGTGCCTCATAATATTTTCTACAATCAGGATCCCAATAATTTGCTTCTCTTCTACCTTTTACAATTTCAATAACATCTAACATTTCTTCAGTAATTTCAAGTTTTGGCATGATTAAAGTTCCTCGTATATTTCAAATGTAACTCTAATTTGTGTCTGAAATTTTCCTTCTGGACTAGAAGTTAATACTTCTGGTCCAACTGGTGAATCAAAGATAACATCTGAAACTGTTATTTTATTATAAAGGTCACGCAAACGTTTGCCAATTACATAATTTGCACCAGAGCCAATTCCCTCTTCGGTAAATATATTTAAAGTAACCAAACCAACTACAACATTTACACCATCAGCTAAATATCTTCCCCCACCAAAAGTTGTTTCACATTGAACAAATGTATCTTCAGTTGTTGAATCAAATGACATATTGCTAAATACAACAGGAATCACAGGACTTGATGCTAATTCAGTTGCAAGTCTCCCTTCAATCGTTGAACGTACTGTATTTAAATCTATTGCAGCCATTACATTCTCCTAAATTCATCTTCAATAAAACTTTCTAATTGTTTACCAATTAATTCTGGGAATCCTTTAATAGTATTGTTTTTTGGAGATGTTCTAAATTGACCACCCCAACTAGGTGGGAGGCTAGTTCCATAGCAAACTGGTTCTGCATATTCAACAATTGTAAAAACTTCTCCAACAAATGGTTCAATATCTGTATCCCATGATCTGGCTAAAAAACCAGTTTTACGAGGTGTTGCTTTAACAACTTTTTCTTTCCATACAAAAGTAGCTTTGCGAACAGTATCTTTTACTTGTTTTTCAAAGTGTTCACCAATACCAGATAGTCTTATTTCCCTAGCCATAGTTACCTCAAAATAAGTTCAAATGTAATTGGTGTATTATTCTGTTCATTTGTACTGACAGATATAATTTTAAATTCAACACTACTGATAACTACTCTATCTTTTGTTGTGGGTACGTAATCTAAATCATTTGCAGATATTGTTAAAATTTTATCTTGTTGCTCGATTAAATCATTTACTTGTGACCTTGTTACATTATCTAAAACACCTTTAATTGTTGTATCAGCAGTTGTTTCAGATATTACACCTGTAGTTGTATTGTACGAACCAGCAGTAACTTTTCTAATTGTTACATTGCCACCCAACTTACTGAGTGTTTTTGATGCTGCTTTTTTTAAAGCATTTGCAAGGCTCATATTAAATATGCAACAACAGTTCCACTTGCAAGTGTGATGCTCGTAATAACTCCTTCAATCTTACAATTTGATTTCAGATCAATACTTGTAAGATCGCCAGTAATATTCTCTGCTACTAAAGTTGCAATTTCAGAATCTTTGATTGCTTGAACACAACCAAATCTGCCTGTATGTGCATCAGTATCATTAATGATTTTAGCTGCTGGATAATAAGTCATTGTTAACTCCTTTTAATTGCGACGTTAGCAGGTCCACTATGACGTAAACCAGTAAAGTACCGTTCAAATAGTGGTGGTACTCTATCAGCACCAACAGCACCATAAAAATTTGGTGTTGCTTCTAGATTACCAATTTTTACGTTTTTGTAATCCTCTAAGCCACTTAATCCTAACCCATTCCTATTATTATTTAAATAAACTGCAAGAATAACTTGTGCTTTTTTAACCTGTTCTGGAATTTCTGTATCAGTAAAATAATCAGTTGTTATACGAAATGGAAAGCCTGTCGCATAAGTATTAATGTAAGTATCTGGTTTCCTGACACCTGTACGAGGCCATTGTAATGCTTGTGTATCTGTTACTCTTGCACCTAAAAATCTTTCACGATCAATCCTGACCGCAGCAGTATATAAAGCTCTGTTTTTGTTATCAGTATTTGAACTATCCCATACTGATACATCATCATCAAGAATTAATCCTTCTACAATTGCGTTTGCATCAGACAGTGTTATGTAACTGTTCGCTGATGCTCCCCCCACTGTTGCGTCTATCGTGATTGCCATTTTGTTTTAATTTAGGCTTACGTTTTGTTTTTTTAAGAGGTGCAGGG